AGTGGAAAGCAGTTGGAGCTGAAGGTAGCGATGTTGATGTTGCTCAAGTTCATTCTGATATTGCTGATTATTGTTGGTATCATTCAAATGGAAAATCTTTATATAGTCAAGTTGTATTAGATTCATTAACAAAAGGGATAGGATATTTTCTTGTTGATGTTGACCAAGATGCTGATCATGGTAAAGGTGAAGTAACTTTTAGTAGAATAGATCCTTATGATGTTTGGATTGATCCTGCAAGTAGAGATTTTTTATTTAGAGATGCTAGTTTTATAATTGTAAAGAAAAATTTAACTAAAACTCAGCTTATAAATACCTTCCCAAAATTTTCTAGAAAAATAAATAAGGCTGCTACTAATTCATATATAAGTAGTTATACCACTAAAGATGTAACGGATTCAAAAAATGTTCAACCTGAGGATATTACAATGGGTGTATCTTTAGAAGGTGAAGATGAAGAGATTATTCCATATTACGAACGTTATAGTAAAGTTAAAGTTCCTTATGTTAATGTATTTTTAAGGATGAAACCAAGTGATAGTCAACTAGACGAAATACAAAGAGCTGTTGATGTTCAAGTAGAGGAATTTAGAGTTGAAGCAGAAGTTAGTTTAAAAGAAAAGTTATTAAGTATAGAGCAAGCTTTAGGTGAGGGTCAGATTATAGAAGAAAGAGCTGCTTTAGAAGCTAAGAAGGCACAGAAGGAAACTCAAGAAGCGATTGAACAGCAAAGACAAATATTGATGTCTAAAGCAATTGATAGTATTACTCGTGTTGAACAAAGAGTAATGTCTGAAAAGGAATTTGATATATTTTCTGAAAATGCAGAGTTAGCTGAACAAATAGTTGATGCAATAGATTTCTTTGAAACTAGAATTAAATTAGTTTGCAGTGTTGGAGATGATATACTTTTATATGAATATATGTTGCCAATTACTGAATATCCAATAGTACCATTCCCATATCTTTATACAGGTACTCCTTTTCCAATGTCGGCAGTTATGCCATTAATTGGGAAACAACAAGAAATTAATAAAGCTCATCAAATTATGATACATAATGCTAATCTTAGTTCAAATATGAGATGGCTTTATGAAGAAGGAAGTGTAGAAGAGGAAGAATGGGAGCAGTATTCATCGGCTCCTGGTGCGTTACTCAAATATAGACAGGGATTTGCACCCCCGACACCTGTATTGCCTGCTGCTATTAATAATGCGTTTTATACGATTACACAAGAGGGTAAATCAGATGCTGAATATATAAGTGGAGTTCCATCAGCTATGATGGGATTTACTCAGGAACAGAATGATACTTATAGAGGATTACTTGCTAATGATGAATTTGGAACAAGGAGACTAAAAGCATGGATGTCTTCTATTGTTGAGCCTGCTTTGGAGCATTTAGGTAGAGTTTTTAAACAAGTTGCTCAAAGACAATATTCTGTTGATAAAGTATTTAGAATAGTCCAACCCGAAGCTGGTGTAGATCAGGAAAAAGAAACAAGAATAAATATTCCAATTTATAATGATTATGGAGAGGCTATTGGGAAATGGGTAGATTATAATAGTGCAAGATTTGATGTAAGAATAATTGCAGGTGCTACAATGCCAATAAATAGATGGGCATTAATAGAAGAATATTTTAGATGGTTCCAAGCAGGTCTTATAGATGATATCGCTATGATTGCTGAAACAGATATAAGAAATAAGAAAAATCTTATTGAAAGAAAAAGCATATATGCACAATTAAGATCACAAGTAGAGCAATTATCAGAAGGGATGAAAGATAAAGAAGGTACAATTGAGACACTTGAAAGACAGTTAGTACAAGCTGGTATTAAACAAAAAGTATCACAAGCCGATACTGAAGTTAGAAAAGATACTTTAGAAACTGAAGCTCAACAAAAATTATTACGTGGTATGTTAAAAAATGAATTTGATATGATGAGACGCGAAATGAAAAATGAAAGAGATTCAATATTAAATAAGTTAAAAGAGAAAACAGAAACAACAGAAAAATGATTTGACAAATTGTATGTTTATAAATTATATTTGGAGTAATGTTATTAATAAACAAAAAGGAGAATGGACATGGCTAATGAAACACAAGTAGGCAACGCTCAATTAGAAGGAGCCCCCGAAAATATGCCTGTACAAAATAATACTAATGATTCGTCTGACTTTTTTGAACAACTTGAAAGAGGCGTTAATTCATTAGTAGCAGATGATAATATACAAGAAGCTGACCAGATAACCTCTCAGCAGGATAACACCTCATTAAATGAGAGCCCTGAAATAGCTAGCAACGGGGAAGTTGAAACCCTAAAGAAAAGGTATAGTGATTCAAGTAGAGAAGCTAAGAAATTAAGTAATAGACTTGGTGAACTTGAACCATATATGCCAGTTCTTGAAGCAATGAGAGAAGACCCCAATTTAATTCAACATGTAAGGAATTATTTTGAGGGTGGAGGTCAAGCCCCAGTAAGTATGAAAGAACGACTTGGACTGGATGAAGAATTTGCTTTTGACCCAGATGACGCAGTAAGTAATCCTGAGTCAGACTCAGCTAAAGTTTTAGGAGCTACTATTGATGGTGTTGTTCAGAGGCGTCTTAATGAGACTCTTTCTAAGCAGCAAGCTGAAAATAGTAGGTTAACTAGAGAATCAGCTTTTAGAACCAAACACAATCTAAGTGAAAGTGAATGGGGTGAATTTGTTGAATATGCTAAAGATAAAACTTTAGAACTTGATGATATTTTATATCTCAAGAATAGAGGTGAACGGGAAAATAATATTGCTAGAAATGCTAGTGAACAGGTATCTCAACAGATGAAAAAAGTCCGTGAGAAACCACAATCATTAGCTACATCTGGGAATACACAGGTAGAAACTTCTCCTAACGACGATGTCTTTGATAAATTATTAGGGATTGATCAAACATTGGAACAAGCTTTTAGCGGATAATTAATTTTATTAGCTTGGCTTGTTAACGTTAATAAGTTAGGAGGTCATAATGGCTGATTTATTTAATCTAGCGAATCTAGGTGTTGCTGATTTCGCTGGATCACAAAGAGACGCCTCAGGCTTACTCACAGGTGATCTTCGCCGTAAGTATAATTTTGGAGATAGAGTTTCTGAACTAGCAATAGGTCAGGACCCTTTTTTCAGATTTGTATCTAAAGTAGCGAAGAATCCTACTGATGATCCTCAGTTCAAATTTACTGAACGGAGACCTTCATGGCATAAACGATACGGTTACGTAGTAACTGGTGGAGCCGCTTCAAGTGGTGACACTGGTATTGATACAGCCGCACCAGATTCTGGTACTATTTATCTTAAAGTTGGAACAGATTACGCATCGACTGGTAATTTGTCTAATGTTTATGGTAAAGCAGTTACACAGACATTAGGTACTGCTGCTACGTTACCTGGCTTTTTTGTACCTGGTCAGTTAATCAAGATTCCTGTAAGTTCAGTAGATGCAAGTACTTCTGCTAATGGTGTTCTTGTTGACTATCAGATTGCAAGAATAACAGCGGTAGATCCTCATAGTACTGGTTATAAGAAATTAACTTGTACTATTGTAAAGGGTAGCACTAGTAGATACTATATGGGTTCACATGATTCGATAGAATTGTCATCTACTGCGACTGCTCCTTCACAGGAAGACCTTGAACCGTTTCGCGTTTATGTTGTGGGTACAGCACATGCGCAAGGATCTGGTTATCCAGAGACATGGAAAGATCAACCTTTCTCGACAGCATACGGGAATACACAAATTTGGAAAACTGCAATGGCAATGGATAACACAACTCGTGCTACCGTTCTAAAGTATGATGCCAATGAGTGGGCTCGTGTATGGAGAGAGAAGTTGATTGAACACAAATGGGACATTGAACAGTCATTACTGTTTAATGGAGAATATGATACTGCAGGCGGAGCGTGGACAACGCAAGGTGCTGTTGATTATATTACTTCATACAGTAATACATTCAGTCTTACACATGCTACGAAAACATCTGATGATTTCTTGGATGATTTAAGTGCTTTCTTAGACCCACGATACAATAATGCAAATGCAACATTGTTTTTCGTGGATACTGCAACATTTAATTGGTTGCATAAACTAAGTGGGTTCTTTTCAAACAATCTTGAAATCTCACCTAATTTCCGTGCAGATATGTCCCTTATGGGTAAAAAGAAGGTTTTTGGTGTTGATATTACTACAATTAGTACACCTTATGGTGATATGAATGTAGCTAGAAACATCCACCTTGATGGCACAATAATTAAGATTCTTGCTATTAATATGAGATACTGTAAATACAGACCTCTCGTTGGAAATGGCCTTAATCGTGATACTGGTGTTTATGTTGGTGTTCAAACCTTAGAGAACAGTGGCGTTGACCGTAGGGTTGACTTAATTCAAACCGAAGCTGGGATGGAATGGCAAATGCC